TTGCAGACTCTTGGAATGTATCAGGATTATCAATATCGTAAGGAAATGGCTCGTGGTGTTGGTCTTGAAAATGAGTATAAGGCCGCACGTAATTTATTCGCTCTGGATCAGTTTCGTGAAAACTTGGATTTCACTTTTGCAAAGCGTATAAATGAAACTGCCCGTAACACGGGATTAGTAACACAAAGGCGATTGGAAGTTGAAAAGTTGCAGAAACAAGTTGATAATATTCTACCTGCTCAACTTTCATTGTATAATACCCAGATCCAAAACTTACGAGAAAACACAGTATCAAAAGAATTGGAAAACCGTTTGTTGAAAATGGGACTTTCAAAAAGTGATGCTTTATGGCAAAGATTACTATTTTTGAATGCAGGAGATTATATGGATCGAATGAAAAATTCGTTCAAACGTGATGTATTTGGACAATAGTAGAAAATAATTCGATTCCAGGGCTTTAGCCTGGTCGAAGTTAAATACTTAATTATTAATCATTTAAAATTTTAAGTTATGAGAAGGCGAAATTATGGTAAAAGAAGTTATGGCGGTTTCCGCCGTCGTAAAAGTGGAAAATCTTACCGGTCTTATCGTGTGTCACGTGGCGGTATAAGGTTATGAAGTGCTTTTCTCCGGTTAAAATCCGTGATCCTGTCGAACCTGACAGTAAAAGGTACATTGAAGTTCCTTGCGGTCGTTGTGTTGCTTGTCTTAGCAATCGTAGACAAGAATGGATTTCCCGAATTTATGAAGAAGTTAAAATTAGTACTGGATGTTATTTTGTTACTCTGACATATGCCGACGAAAATTTAAAGTTTGGAGAGGTTCGGCCAACATTGTACAAAAGAGATGTTCAGTTATTTATCAAGCGGTTTCGCAAAAATACGGGAATGAAAATAAGGTATTTCGCAGTCGGCGAATACGGATCCAAAACCTTACGGCCGCACTATCATCTAATCATGTTTAATTTAGGAACCGATAAAATAAGAGTGAAATATGAGTTGTTTAAAGCATGGAAGGAACAAGGTATTGTACATGTTGGTGATGTTACTATGCGTTCTATATCTTATACTGCTAAGTATATGCTTAATAAATTCGAACATGACTTTAGCGGACATCAACCGCCTTTTATGGTATGCTCTAAAGGAATCGGTTCTGTTTACGTGGCTAAGCGTAAAAAATGGCATGATGCAGATCTGTCCCGTCAATATCTGGTAAGAGAAGGCGGAACCAAAGCAATTTTGCCCAGGTATTATGTTAATAAGTTATTTGACAAAAGACAAAAATTAAAAATTAAAAAATTGCGTGAAAAATATAATCAAAGCATTGAAGTTGATTTGGATAAATGGGCTGAAGACGTGCGTCTTGAAGTGTCTCGTAAACAATCTATTACCCAAAGTGAACTCAATAAACTCAAATCAAAATCTCGGTTCTGATTTTACAGATTCCGAGTTGAAACAGATTGAACAGTTATTAACTTTAAATAAAAAAATCAATGAAAATCTTTCATCAAGGTCAGGCGTCAAGAGTTAAGAAAAACGCCTTTGATTTATCGCATGAGGTTAAACTGTCTTGTAATATGGGACAGTTAGTACCTATTTTATGCGAAGAAGTTATACCAGGTGATTCATTTAAAATGAATACAGAGATATTAATGCGATTAGCCCCGATGGTTTCCCCAGTGATGCATAGAGTAAATGTTTACACGCATTTTTTCTTTGTACCTAATCGACTTATATGGGATAATTGGCAAAAATTTATCACTGGAGGAGAACAGGGATTAGATACACCGGTCATGCCATATTTTAGAACAACCTCGAGTGCTGTCGCTTTTGAAAAGGGAACTTTAGGTGATTATTTAGGAATTAGCAAAATTACTACTGCTGGAACATATCTTAAATTCAATATGTTGCCATTTCGCGCATATAATTTAATTTATAATGAATACTACCGTGACCAGAATTTACAGACAACCCCTGTGGCTATTTCTAAAGCTGATGGCCAGGACACAACAACCAATATCAATATTTTAACAAGAGCCTGGGAGAAAGATTATTTCACAAGTGCATTACCCTGGACTCAAAAAGGTGGTGATGTATCAATACCGCTTGACACACAATCGGCTCCTGTTGTAAAAAATACATCTACAAATGGTATTTTGTTTAAAAATAGGACTACCGGAGTAAATGCTCAAAATGGTGCACCTGACTTACAGAACGGTTATTTGGAAGATAGTTTGGATGCTCAATTAAACTTAGATCCTAATGGTACATTGGAAGCAGACCTTAGCGGCGTTAATATTTCTACGGTCGAAGATCTTCGACGTGCTACAAGGCTTCAAAGATGGCTTGAAAGAAACGCTCGCTCCGGTTCACGTTACATTGAAAGCATTTTGGCTCATTTTGGTGTGGTTACTCCTGATTATCGCCTGCAACGTCCTGAGTACTTGGGTGGCGGTAAAACTCCTGTTGTGATATCGGAAGTTTTGCAAACATCTTCAACTGATGCTACTACTCCCCAGGGCAATTTAGCTGGTCATGGTATGGCTGTCGGAAATACCCATTCTTTTCAGAAATCATTTTCGGAACATGGTTATGTTATTGGGATTATGAGTGTTTTGCCCAAAACTGCATACATGCAAGGAATAAGGCGCCATTTCTTGAAAACGGATAAATTTGACTATTTCTGGCCGGAATTTGCGCAACTTGGTGAACAGCCTGTATATGACCAGGAACTTTGGTTCACTGATGGAGATAATCTAACTACCTTCGGATATCAGTCCCGATATGCGGAATATAAATATATCCCCAGTCGTGTGGCAGGAGATTTTAAGGATAATTTGAAGTTTTGGCACATGGCAAGGGATTTTGCAACTAAACCGTCATTAAATTCTTCCTTTGTTATATCAAATCCGACAAATAGAGTCTTTGCGGTTACTGACAATTCACATAAATTATGGGTTCAGGTCTACCATAATTTAAAAGCAATTAGGCCTATTCCTTATTTCAATTCACCAACTTTATAAAAATTATCATGCCTACTTTCATTACTCAATATTCATTTGATCCTGCTAAAAATGCAGGTGAGATAAACAATGAACCGTCTTTAACGGTTCCAGACATGGCGTTTTCAATTCAGGAACTTTTATATCGTTTTACTAATATGCCTGAAATTGTAAAAGATCCTATCTATGATATTAATCCTGATTTTGAATCAGGTATACCTATTA